TACCACAGGAGCGCCTCTATGACAGTGCAATACAGCGGTTTTGACCGCACCACCGGCCAGCGCCTGACCGACACCGAACATATCCGCCAGAGCATCAGCGATATTCTGCGCACGCCGGTTGGCTCACGGGTCATGCGCCGCGATTACGGCTCGCTACTGTTTGAGATGATCGACCAGCCACAAACCCCGGCGCTGGCGCTGCAAATTCAGGCCGCCTGCTATATGGCGCTGCTGAAATGGGAACCGCGCATCACGCTGAGCGCAGTGACAACCGAACGGCAGTTCGACGGCAAGATGATTGTCAATCTGACCGGCCAGCTCGCCAGCACCGGCGAATCCCTTTCGTTAACCCTTCCAGTGAGTTAAAACCATGCCGATTGTTGACCTGAGTAAGCTTCCTGCTCCAGACATTATCGAAGCACTCGACTACGAAACGATTCTCGCTGAGCGTAAAGCGACGCTGGTATCTCTGTTTCCTGCCGACAAGCAGGAGGCCGTTGCCCGTACGCTGGCGCTGGAATCCGAGCCGCTGACTAAATTTCTTGAAGAAAACGCTTACCGCGAAGTGCTGTGGCGCCAGCGCGTCAATGAAGCCGCCCGCGCGGTGATGCTGGCGTACGCCATCGGTACCGATCTGGATGTTATTGGGGCAAATTTCAACGTATCTCGTCTTGAGATTGTTCCTGCCAATGAGAGCGCTATCCCGCCCGTAGCCGCTGTAATGGAATCGGACAGCGATTTTCGACTGCGCATTCAGCAAGCGCTGGAAGGAATGAGTGTCGCGGGTTCAATCGGTGCTTATGAGTTCCACGGTCTTAGTGCAGACGGGCGTGTTGCAGATATTTCGGTGATCAGCCCGGAACCCGCCACGGTAACGGTATCAGTGTTATCGCGAGAGGGTAACGGCGTGGCGCCGGATGACCTGCTTACCGCCGTGCGTAATGCGCTGAACGATGAAGATGTCAGGCCAGTGGCTGACCGGCTCACCGTGCAATCGGCCAATATTGTCGATTACCATATTAACGCCACGCTTTATCTCTATCCTGGCCCGGAGAGCGAACCGGTACGTAGCGCCGCCGAAGCAAAACTTCAGAGTTATATCAGCGCCCAGCACCGCCTCGGACGTGATATTCGCAAGTCAGCGATCTACGCAGCGTTGCATGTAGAAGGCGTACAGCGCGTTGAACTGGCCGCGCCGCTGGACGACATCGTGCTCGATAAAACGCAGGCGTCGAACTGCACGGACTACCAGATTGTTGTCGGAGGTTCCGATGAGTGATTCGCGGTTGTTGCCGGTGGGTTCATCGCTGCTTGAAATAGCCGCCGCGCGTGCCTGCGCAGAAATCGAAAACACGCCGATCCCGCTACGTCAGTTGTGGAACCCCGAGACATGTCCGGCCAACCTTTTGCCGTGGCTGGCGTGGGCATTTTCCGTTGACCGCTGGGATGAAAACTGGCCGGAAGAAACCAAACGCGGCGTAATTCGCAACGCCTGGTTTATCCATTGTCATAAAGGGACTATCGGCGCAGTCCGCCGTGTGGTGGAGCCGCTCGGTTATCTCATCAATGTTACCGAGTGGTGGGAGACCAACGATCCACCTGGCACTTTTCGTCTTGATATTGGTGTTCTGGAAACCGGTATTACCGAGGAGATGTTCTTCGAGATGGAACGGCTTATTGATGATGCGAAGCCCGCCAGCCGCCATCTCATTGGTCTGAATATCATTCAGGATGTTGCGGGTTATCTCTATATTGGCGGCCTGAATTATGGCGGCGACATTACTACTGTTTATCCGGAGTGAGTGAAAAAATGGCAACGAAATACAAAACAGTCGTCACCACGGCTGGGGCAACAAAATTCGCGGCTGCCCTGACGACAGGTGGGAAAAAGGTGAATATCACCACTATGGCCGTCGGTGATGGCGGCGGTACGCTACCAGAACCGAACGCCGGACAGACGAAGCTGGTAAATGAAGTCTGGCGCCAAACGCTGAATAAAATCAGCCAGGACAACAAATATAAAAACTACGTGGTGGCCGAGTTGGTTATTCCTCCGGAAACGGGCGGTTTCTGGCTACGTGAAATGGGGCTTTATGACGATACCGGAACGCTGGTCGCGGTCGGTAATATGGCCGAAAGCTATAAACCGAAACTGGAGGAAGGTTCCGGGCGCGCACAAACCCTACGTATGGTGATTATTCTGTCTGATGTGGCTTCCATCGATCTATCCATTGACTCCACGACGGTTATGGCATCGCAGGACTATGTTGATGGCAAAATCCTCGATCATGAACAATCACGACGTCACCCGGATGCCACACTGACGGACAAAGGATTTACCCAGCTTAGCAGCGCGATAAATAGCGTTGCCGAAAATCAGGCTGCAACCCCCAGGGCAGTTAAGATGGTCAATGATGATCTGACCGGCGTGAAAAATAGTCTGGGAACTGCCTCAGCAAAGGATGTTGTTACAAGCCTGAGTGATACGACTGCAGGCAGGGTTCCGGTTGTTGGCTGGATGGGTCTTGGCGCAACGTCCCCCGCGGCGGTTAGCGACGCAAATACCATTACAGCCAATGGATTTTATCGGCTTGCTGCCGAAGGTCTGAATATCCCGGTGGGAAGGGCGCCGACGATCCTTCTTCATTGTCAGTATGACGTTAACGCAGCGAACCAGATCGCATGGCGAGCCGCTTACCCTGACGGCCCCATGTATCATCGCTGCAAGAAAGATGGGGTGTGGAGTGGCTGGATTCCGTTTATCGATGCGTCGGGGGGAACGATTAACGGAGGTTTAACGCTTAAGGGAGGCAGCCAGGCTCTCACGCTTCAACCAGCAAATGCCGGAACCGCCAATTTTATCATGGCAAATGATTCTACTGGTGCGAATCAATGGTATATCGGCAAAAATTCCGCAAGTGATAACAATCTCGCCATTTTTAATTATGCAGGCGGAAATGGTATTAATTTCTATGCTAATGGTTTAATGCAAATTTCCTCCGGTAATGGCAAGAGCATCAATTTTACCAGTGATATTCTCATCCCCTCAGGGGCATGGGTAGCAGACCAGCAAACAGGAATAGTTGCAGGTAGTGATGCAGCAGGTTTTTCAAGCAATAACCTGATGATTAACTCATGGAACGGAATTGGGTTTTATTGCACACTGACTGGCGGCGAAGGTGTTACCGGGTATATCAACACCCGCACTGGCCGTCTGGAGATGAAAGAGCAAATAATTCCTGGTAATTATGCGAACTTCGATTCTCGTTACCTTAATGCCAAAAATGGCGTCACATCTATCAGGCTTGGTTCGCGGGTTGGCTACAGCGTCGGCGGTTCTGCAGAAGAATACGCAAATGGCTATGTATTAACAGCCGGAGGTGATTTCGGCGCAAGCGATGGTTATTACATAGCGAGACCGCTTCAATATTACACAGTTGGCTCGGGCTGGGTAACAGTGGCTTACGCATAAGGGGTTATAATATGATGTTAATGAAAAATTTCACTTCTGAAATAAAAACAGTAAATGATTTGGCCATCGTTTTTTATACTGACGAAGATGGCAATGACTGGTATGAATCGCAAAAATTATTCTCACTATCAACATTAAAAATTATGTTTGATAAAGTGGGGAATATTGTTGCCTCAGCATGGGATGTTTCCATGCTGGCACCAGATGGCTTATCTGTTACTGAAATTACAAAAACGTCCGTACCGGAGGATTTTTTTGATAATGGCAAACGCTGGCTATTTGACGGAAAAAAAATCAAGCAATTTGAATATTCACCGGAAGAAATTCAGCAGCAGGCGGCAAACAAAAAAAATGAATTACTGGAAACGGCTAAAAGCAAAATTATAGTCGCTCAGACAAAGCTGACGTTAGGCCGAAAACTCAGTGAAACGGAACTCAGCACACTAAACGGCTGGCTCGATTATATCGATGCGCTCGAAGCGGTTGATCTGCGCGGTGCACCGGATATCGCCTGGCCGGAGGTTTCAGAGTATGTATAGAGCTGTCTTGTAGCTTAATCTTGTAATGTGACGATATCCACGCGGGCATATGCCCGCCTTTTACTAACTCTACTGTTGTTTCATCCTCGCCCCAACCCCGATAAATAGCGCTGCGCCGCTGCGGCCTGGAGAATAGCACTCACCCCAACACCACGGAGTTAAACGGATGAGTGACTATCATCATGGCGTTCAGGTCGTC